TATCCAATAACCTGGTTTATATTGGCCTTGGTATGTATCGATCCATTCAGTACCATTCCATTTATATTGATAATTTGTAGTACTATTTGTAACATATTGTACAGTAGAACCATTTGCACTTGCATCAAATGAAACGTTCCAGTGTATACCATCAAATTCGATAATATCATTTGCTGATGCAACAACATTACCCCAATTACTAGCACCACTAACAATGTCATTAATTATTAAGTATCTTTGACCTGTTTGTTGACTAGCAAGTGTACCATCTCCTGGTTGATTTTTTTGAGGATCGATAATTTTTAATACAGCATTTTGGGTATTAGTTGGCAGTGTTGCAGAGTCAATTGTAAAAATTAATTGATTATCATTTGTTGGATTATAAGCAATTGTGCCAACGATATCTTGTGTTGAGTCTTCTATATTTGAACTTCTTCTTAATTTTAATTTTGATGTAGATGCTTGGAATTCTCCGTACTGTTCAAAAAATTCCTTCCAAGAATATCCTTCGTTGATACCATGTGCATTTAATAAACTAACAGTATTGCCAGTTACATCAATTTGTGCATCTTGTGGAGTAACAACGATTTCTTCTAAGTTGCTAAATTGCTCAAAGAAGTCTTGCATATTTTTGTCATACTCTAAATCAGTTAAGTTATCATCTAAGTGTATTCTATTAATAATAGAATGTATAATTGATTGTTTTTTAACTTTCGCTGGTGGATTAATCCAAATTGGAACTTGGAATATTAATGTTGCAATGTCTAATTGTGAATCAACACCTTGTGGAACAGATCTTGAAGACCATTGTATGTCGATAAGTTCAACAACTGTAATGTTTGTCCAATCTAGTGGATTGGTGTTTGATTGTATCTCTATAGTCGGATTGAATAATGTAAGTATCTGTTCTAGTAATTGTAATTTTTGTTCTGTGTTTGAACACCATATATCCACATTAATAGTTAAGTCATATGGCACAGGCATATAACGTTCTACAGTATATGTATTACCTAATTCTGCTGTGTATTGATCGTTAACAGAATCATATTTTCTTTCTTGTATTTGCTGTGCTGAAATTAGTTTTGGATCATGCCTACGTTCTCTTGCAACATTTAAGTTAGCAACATGGCAAGTCATAAATGGTGTAGAGTTTAATGCGTTTTCTGTGTTACCACGTAATACGTGAGCAACCATTCTTGACATATCTGCATAACGCATTGGCACAGTTCTATATACTTGTGATGCAGTGCCACCTGCATTTTTTTGCCCACTTTGAATTTGAAAGCCGTTGAATATACGTACAAACTGTAATAAGTATCTTCTTATTTGTTGATCATACCAAAATTGTGCCATTATATATCCGTCCTAGGTTTAACTGCTCTGCTCAAGCCTTGTTGCTCTTTGCCATCGGCGTTATCTGTATTTGTGTTTGTATTTTCTACAAATGTATTTAATATTCTATTAGCCGCAGAGTAACTACCTCTATGGTCATCTGATATTCTAATAAATCTATTTCCTGTTTTCTTGAATAATCTATTTGGTTCGTAATCTGTACGTAATACATAGTCTCCGTCATCTAATGAAGCAGGAAAACTTGAACCTGTGTGTGCTATTGCAATACCATTTGGTGGTGTTGCCGACCCGGCATGTACACCAACTTTATTACTAAATCCAAATGCATTGTTGGCTGAATCTTGACTCGAGTGTAATTTAATATCTTGTGTAACCCAATTATCTGTTGTTGATGAATATTTTTTAAATGAAATTTTCAAACCGTTTTCGGTTTCAGTTCTCCACCAAATTTTACCATTTGAATTAGTTGAAGGTGCTGTTGTTCCTATTGCAACATCTACTCCAAGTAATCCAGTTGTTGTTGAGTCTGTTGCAATCTTTACCCATGAACCATTTGCAACTTTTTTGAAATACGTTGCACCAACGTTTCTATCTGAAACTACTACAGCATAATCATTAGAAGGTACATATGATGATATTGGTGTTTTAGTACTGCCATCTATGTTTGCAGAGTCAACTATTGATACAGTTTGGCTGTTCCACACAGTACCATTACCAACATATAATCCCCAGTTGGTATTTGCTGTGTCTAACCAATAGTCACCGTTTTTGTAATTAGCAGTTGGTGCCGTTGAACTTACAGAGTAATCAAAAGTTTGCCAATTTGATTCTGTTGATTCATAAAGTTTAAATGACGCTGTATTTGTTTGCCAGTGTCCATATAAACTACCAGGAATAAATTGGTCTGCTTTGTTTACATATAGATGTGCAGTTTCATATCCTTTTTTAGGAACTTCTGTTTGTGCTTGATTAACAATTGCATCACCTATATCAATTTCTGATTGGTATGTAGAAATTAAATTTCGTAAATCATCTTTTTGTTCACCAGTACCAAGTATATCTGAAAACTCTGGACTGTCTACTAGTGGAGTACATTTAACTCTCCAAATGTGCGGATACCAAGTTGGTGAATAACCTTCACTGCCTCTGGCCGCATCTTCGATAACATAATATCTGTTAATTGCTTGTGGTCCTTCTGGATAATATGCCGCAATTTCTCCTGCCGCAGAACTTGATGTTCCAGTAACAGTTTCACCAACTGTAAAGTCTCCATCTGTGACCATTCTTAAAACTTTTGCATCGTGATTATAATTTACTACAGTTGCAGTTGTACCACTTGTTGCACCTGTGATGGTTTCGCCTTTTTTAAATTTTTTTGCTGGCTTCGTAGTAAACTCTAAACGTGCCATATCTAACATAGTATCATCACGTTGATGTGGTAATTCTAATACGTCACCACTCATTAATTTTCTACCTAATATATTAATCATTTCATTTAAATGAAACGTCATATAGATAGTATCGTTAGATAAAAATGCACCAAATTGTGTTAAATCAAAATCTGAATCCTGTACTTGATATACACCACGCATGTCATATACGTCAGCATCATACTTACGATCTCTATTTTCTAAGAATAATAAGTCTTGTATGTTATTAGGACGTACTATAGAATTATCAGGTTTTGTGCTGTCAGTACTATTTGCCTGAGCATGTGGGCCAAGATATTTGTGTATGAATATACCAGTGCCGCCAACATTAAAATGTTCGCGAATCACACGGTCTATCATCTTGTAATCGTTACCTTTTTGTGGTTTCCATAAGCTCAGTCGTGGCATATCAATTTCCTTTTGTATAACTATTTATTCAACTAAAGATTGACAAAACTCGTGAATTATGTATAATGATGTATATATAGCAGTATGGATGAGAAAAAATTGAAAAATGATAAATTGCTGGATATACCAGATTTCTTAAGGCGTTTAGACGAAAATCGTAGCGAAAATGTACCAGAAGTAGCTGAACATCTTATAGAAGAAAAAACAATTGAAAAAGAATCAACTGAATCACAAGCAGTTGAAGAAAAACCAGTCGAAGAAAAGCCAAAACGTCCTTCAATACAAGATCGTATGCGTAAACGATTGATGTATATTGTTGGAGATATTGATGATGCTTTTGAAAATGTATGGGCAAGAAACGAAGATCCTAAAAAGTTCAAAGCATATGATTATTTTAATATGAATAATATACCTGGTGCTTTTATGAAAATGGTAAAACTACAGGTAGATATGTATATTGATGAGCAATCAAAAGGGTTACAGTATAGAGATATTAAACCAAAAGAACGTACAGATGAGCAACAAGACTATGTTGAAAGTTTTGAATCGTATTCAAAAGTTGAAATGAAACAGCATATTGCATGGTGGGAACGTGTTTACAAAGATTGTGAATTGTGGGAAGCAAACAAAAAGAAACAACGTAAACCACGCAAATATAAGCCACCATCAAAAGAAAAAATGGCGGCCAAAGTCAAATATAAACCAGAAGATACAGATCTTAAGTTAGTATCTGAGCAACCAATCAATTTACCAGGATGCTCAGCAGTTATAGTATTCAATACTAAAAATAGGAAATTAGGTATATATGAAGCCACGCATAAACATCATGGATTAACGTTAAAAGGCACAACCCTGCTAAATTACGATTTAAGCACGGCTTTACAGAAAACAGTACGTAAACCCCAAGAAGTGATGGAAAAGCTACACACGGGCGGTTTACAAGCGATTAAGAACACCTTTAACGCACTATCTACTACTGAAACCAAACTTAACGGACGGTTGAATAAAGAAACTGTACTTGTCCGTATTTTTCAATAATAAAATAAATACAAGTATAGGATATTAAAATGGCCAAACAGAAATCAAATAGAGATAAAATTATTGAAGATATGCGTAACCTACTAGGTGATGGTATGGTTGATGTTGAACTTGATCCAAAACATTATAATCAAGGATTAGATATGGCTTTTGATAGATTTAGACAAAGATCATCAAATGCTAATGAAGAGTCAACATTGTTTTTGCAAATGCAAAAAGATATAAATGAATACACATTACCAAGCGAAGTAATCGAAGTACGCGAAACATTTAGACGTGCTTTAGGATCTGATCAGCAATCAGGTATTGACGTTGATCCATTTGAAATTGCATACACTAACTTGTATTTTTTACAAGCAGGCAGAATTGGTGGTTTAACTACTTGGGAAGCATTTAGTCAATATCAAGAAACTATTGGTAGATTGTTTGGTAATAAAATAAACTTTACTTGGGATACAGTGACTAAAAAACTTACAATTGTGAGAAGACCAAGAAATGCAGAAACTTTATTACTACAAGTATACATGAAACGTACAGATGAAACATTGCTAGATGATCCATATGCGAAGTCATGGATAAGAGAATATGCACTCGCACAGTGTAAAATGATGTTAGGTGAAGCAAGATCCAAATTTGGCCAATTGCCAGGTGCACAGGGCGGAGTAACATTAAATGGTGCTGATCTAAAAGCAGAAGCCCAAGTATCAATGGATAGATTAGAAGATGAAATCCAAAAATATGTTGATGGTGGTGATCCTATTTCTTTTGTAATTGGATAATTTCATTTGACAAGATTCAAATAATGTTATAATATATTAACATGATTGAAGTTACACTAGATATAGATAAAATTTCTAAAAGAGATGAATACATAGGACAGTCAACAGGTACCAGTGTTGAGGGTGGTGCTCTTAATGCCAACTATAGAGAAGTTGATGCAGTTGCCAGAGTTGCAAATTATATGGGTATGCTTGGTTACAAATATGAAAAAGATTGGCATTGGGAAAATGCTGGTTGTGATGAATTAACTGTAAAAGTTGATAGCAAAGATATCGCAACACAATTAAAATTGAGGTGGTAAATTGATTATTGGATTAGTAGGCTGGATTGGTAGTGGTAAAAATACTGTTGCAGACATTTTAGCATCACAGCATGAATATAAAAGAGACTCATTTGCGGCACCATTAAAAGATGCTGTATCAAATATATTTAATTGGCCCAGAAAAACATTAGAAGGTGATACAGATCATAGTAGACACTTTAGAGAATGTGTTGATCCTTATTGGGCAACTAAATTAGCAATTAAAAATTTTACACCTAGACTTGCACTACAAATTATAGGCACTGAAATAATGAGAGAATCTTTTCATCATAAAATTTGGTTAGACAGTTTAGAACACAGATATATTGCAGGCGGTCAAAAACCAACAATCATTACTGATTGTAGATTTAGAAATGAACTTGCATTTGTAAAACAAATGGGTGGATTTACTATTAGAGTAAAACGTGGAGAAGATCCACATTGGACTGAATTAGCCAAACAAGCACAAGAAAGTGATTCGTTTGCTGAACAGCAATTATCAGATATTGGTATACATGCAAGTGAGTGGGATCATACTGGAGTGCTAGTAGACTTTATAATTGAAAATAACGGCACATTAGAACAGTTGACTGATAAAGTTAGCAGTGTTGCTAAAGTGTTATCTAAAGTATCAAAAGACAAAAAAGCAACTCAAGTATTTTAAATATCAGGCATTAAATCACCTTGGCGCCATTTAAATTCTTCCATGGTCATAATTCGTTGACAGTTAGCACATATAGTTTTTAAATTATTAACAGCACTATTACGTAAATCACCATCTATATGATACACATCTAACTGTGCATGATGTTTGGCTTTAAAACCACATTTCTCACATATTGCTTTCTTCTTGTATCCGTGCTGTTGCCATGTAGCCATGGAACTAATACCTTTACCTTTGCTTAGACGTATACATTTGTCGCACATTTTACGATAATAGGTTTTATCACCTTTTTTATAATTAAAGGCACTTGGTCTAGACTTACATTTACTACATAATGGTCGGTTGTCTGTCATACATGTATTTACTGCCCTTTTAAAGGGGAAAATATAGGTGCTTAAACCACCCTCTTTTACCCAACTTTAAATAAATAATGTATATGATGGCAATAAGAAGTTGCCATATTTTATTGAAGGAGAGATTACAATGCCAGATTTAGTTTCACCGGGTGTTTCAGTTACAGTAAC